GACGAGCGCGGAGTGAAATGGATGCCTGTGGCGTGGAATCCTAAGCGTGAGACGTTTTACCACGCGGCAAATGGCGTTGGATTCTGTGCGGATGAATACACCGATGGAGTAAGGATTTACGCCGATGCCACCATCACCCCCGAGCAGGCCATCGAAGCCACGCTGGGGCCGCGAGAGCAGCCGCCCTACGACGAGCTGATAGAGGCCCTACGGCGCGATTGGGACATAGAGGCGAGCTGGGACGGGCTGCGGCGATTCTGGTACGTGGGCCTCACCGACGAGGGCGTGCGCAAGCGCGACGAGCGAGAGGCCACGCTGGGGCGCGGGGAGTGCCGCATCACCGACGAGCGTTACAAGGAGTGCATGGCGCTGGTGCAGGAGGCGAACGAGCGCATTGACGAGCTCCGCGAGCTGGTGCGGGACTTACTGCACCACATCGAGTACCCTCCCTGCGAAGGGTGCCTGCTTGAAATGTCGTGCGCAGGCGATTTGAGCCAATGCGACGAGTATTTTGACTGGCTCAAGCCGCGAGCACGCAAGCTGGGAGTGGAGGTGGACGGATGAGCGGGTGGCGCAGCGTGGATGAGTACGTCCGCTACTTCGTGCCGCGCATAGGGTACCGCGCCACGGCCGCCGCGCTGAACACGGACGTGGCGAAGCTTCGCGCGAGCTACCCCGACATCGAGGCCACGAACACGCGCGGCGTGGACGTGACGCACGACTACGCCACGAGCGCCGCCGCGATCGCGAAGCGCCGCGCGCGCAACAAGGCGAAGTTCGCCGACGTGACCCTCCGATGCGCACGCTGCGGCGCGGAAGTCCAGCGGACGAGCGCGAACCAGAAGTTCTGCCCGGAGTGCGCCCTCGCCGTGCGCAGGGCGAAGACGAACGAGTCCAACAAGCGCCGATACCGCGAGACGCACCCGAAGCGCGGGCGGCAAGACCTGGGCGAGATGGTCTGCGACCGCTGCGGCAAGACCATCAAGCGCATGAGCACGAGCCAGCGCTACTGCGAGGACTGCCGCCTCGCCGCCCAGCGGGAGCAGCAGGCCGCCTACCGCGAGAAGCAGAAGGCGCTGCGCCGCCTGAGGCCGCCCACCATCATCCGCTGCGAGCGCTGCGGCAAGGAGATGGTGCGCCGCGCGTCGGGCCACAAATACTGCGAAGGGTGTGCGAAGGTGGTGCGCGTCCACAACGCGGCGCGGGCGCGTGAGCGTGCCGAGGCACGCAGAGCCGATTCTAGCCCCGCTGAGGGCGAAACCGAATAGTTATCCATGTTTGCGCGTCGCGGGCGTTCTGGGGGCATCTGAGCGCCCGTGGCGCACGTTTCCGAAGGAGTTGGTCACCGATGGAAGGTGAGTCCCCGTTCGTCTGGGTTCTCAGCGCCACGGCATGCCTCGTGCTGGCCGTGCTGACCGCGATCGTGATGAGGAGGTGGTGAGGAGTGTTCGGCAACGACCCCGACCGTCCCGACGTGCGCCCGCCGAGGTGGGCGACGTGCGGCACGTGCGCCCTGTGCGACAAGTCCGGCGGCATCTTCGGCATGATGGACGATGAGATGCGCGACAGGCTCATGGCAGAGTTCGGCCTGTGTTCCGACACGTCAGGCGAGCCGCTGCTCGTGGAGCTTGATACTCCGCCCGCAGACATGGCCTGCGAGGGCGAGAGCTGGACGCTCGCATGAGCCCCGCCCGCGAATGGTGGGAGGCGGTGCGCCGCTCCGCACGCGCCATCGAGCCGACCCTGCGCGAGCTCGACGCGCTGGCCGACGCCGACGAGGGGTGCCTGTCGTGGTACCCGTCAGGCGGCGGCGCGGGCGTAAGGAGCGGAACCTCTGACCCGACCGCGGACATGGCTCTCCGTCGCACGCACGACCTCGACCGCATCATCGCGGAGACGCAGGGCAGGCTGGACGAGCTGGAGGGCGTGGTGGGACGTGCGCTGGCCTTGCTGACCACCATCACCGTGGACGTCTCTTGGCGCGCCGCGCAGGCGATGGAGCTGTACTACATCGACCTCGCCGATACCTGGAGCGAGGTCGCCGATGCCCTAGGCGTGAGCCGCGAGACCATCCGCGCTGACCGCGATGCCGTGTTCGCGTGGTGCGACGAGCGCCCTGACCTGCTGTGATTCATGTGTAAACCTCTACCTGACATTTAGACTTGGCACGCTTTGTGCTACATTGTCATTGTGTTGATTTATGAACTGAAGCCCCTGCGATTCGTCGTGGGGGCTTTTCTTTTTGCACCCGGGGGGAGTCATGGCGAACAACCCCCGCTACTCGAACGGCAACGCCCGCCGCAAGCTCGTGGCGCGCGTGCGTGCGCAGGCGGGAGAGTGCGGCATCTGCCGCGGGCTGCGTGGCCCGATACACTACGACGAGCCGAGCGACGCGGCGCATCCGCTGTCGTTCGTGCTGGACGAGATTCATCCTGTGAAGTACTGGAGGGAGTACGGGTATCCCAGCGCGACGGCTGCTGCTTTAGACCCCGCCAACGTGCAGGCTGCTCATCGCTGCTGCAACTCCGAAAAAGGTGCGAGGGACGGGTGGCATGTGGGCGGCGCGGGAAGCGGCTCAGCTGCCAGAGTCGCCGCCCAGCCCGTCGTGACGTCGCGCAGGAGGTAGGGCGGGGTACCCGTCCGCCCACGCACGGCGCTTTCGCGCGCCCAGCGCCCGCACGCCAAGCCTTCTACTCCGCAATAAGCCCAGCGTCTACGCGCAGCGCTGGCAACGTCACCACATGCGCGGCAACAGCGTGGGGGTAACACAAATGCCTAAGTATCAACAGCCGAAAGACCACATCCCAACGTCCATCGAGACGGCGTGGCGCGATGGCGGTGAGAGCGAGGCGCTCGAAGCCATCATCATCAAGTACGCCAAGGTGCTTGACATGACCGACAGCGGACGCGATATCAAGCCACTCGCCACGGGCATGCTGGAGACCATTGACCGCCTAAAGGCGCTTCAGGCAGCGGAGGGCGCGAGCAAGGATGCCGAGACGCCGCTCGCCAACGTCTTCAGGCTCGCCGAGAGTGCCTAGGGGATGCCAGGAGCCGACCTTCCGATATTGTCCAGACTATACGCGCTCATGGGGCGACGCGGCGATTCAGCTTGCCAACGCCTACGGCATGGCGCCGCACGTGTGGCAACAGGGCATCCTCATGGACTGGCTCGCACGCGACAAAGACGGGAGCCTGCTTAACTCTCTCTGCGTGCTGGACGTCCCGCGGCAGAACGGCAAGACCGGAGTTAGTGACCCTCGCGAGTCGCTTGGGCTCATCTACTTCGGAGAATGGATCCTGCACACGGCGCAGGAAGGGCAGACGGCTCGTAAGGCTTTTGACCGACTTCGCAAGAAGTTCGGCACATGCAGGAACGACCCCAACGCGAAGTACCCAGAACTAAACGCCCTTGTTGACCGCTACACCACGTCCATGAACCAGATGGTGCTCGACCTGAAGAACGGCGGGCACATCGAGTTCAGGACGCGCGGCAGCAACGATGACGTCGGGCGTGGCGGCACGTTTGACCTCATCGTGGTGGACGAGGCGCAGACATACACGGAAGGGCAAGACGCGGCGCTCTCTCCGCTCAATTCGGCGGCACCCCTTGGAAGCCCGCAGACCATCTTCATGGGCACCGTCCCCGACCCATCGAGACCAGACAAGGGCAAGAAGTTCCGCGACCTGCGCGATGGCATCATGGAGAACCCTGACGGCAATTCCTGCCTGCACGAGTGGGCGGCTCCAGAAGTCGGCGATGTGTGGGACAAGGAGCGATGGTTCCGATACAACCCGTCACTAGGCTACCAGCTCCTAGAAAAGGGCCTGCTCAAAGACGTCCGCAGCATGACGCCCGAAACGTTCGCACGCGAACACCTTGGGTGGTGGCCTCCCAATGCGGGCAAGCCACAGTATGTGATTGATAAGCATGCATGGGACGCTTGCGCCACCGACCATCCGCTCGACCCAGAGCGGACGGCCTACGGCGTGAAGTTCGCGCCCGACGGCTCCGAGGTCGCGCTGGCGGTCGCGGAGTCTCGCGACGGCATCACGCACGTGGAGCTCTTGGAGCGCAAGCCTATGGCCTACGGCACGGCATGGCTCTCACAGTGGCTTCAGGAGCGCTCTGGCGTGGGCTCGTGCGTGGTCATCGACGGCAAGAGCGGGAGCCAAGCCCTCGTGGAGCGCATGGCCGACACCGCGCCCAAGGACTACATCATCACGCCCAACACGGGCGACGTCATAGCCGCCGCGTCCAAGCTCTGTGACGCGGTGAGCGAGAGGCGGCTCACGTGGTTCAGGCCACAGGAGACGCTCAAAGAATCGGCTACTACCGCCACCAGACGCCTCATAGGGCGCGGCGGCGGTTGGGGGTTCGGCGGTGCCGACCCATTACCCATCGAGGCGTGCTCTCTCGCCCTTTGGGGGTTAGGCACAACGAAGCGGAACCCCGCCGTCAAAGGCGGCATCTACTTCTAAGGAGGAAGAATGTACGACGTTGACGGCGTGGCAAAGGCCGACGGCCTGACGCTGGACGAGCAGCACGAGCTGGAGCAGATGCTGCACCAATGGGACATGCACCTCACGAAGAACGCCGAGAAGATGGACTACTACCTCGGCAACGTGGGCGCGGAGAACCTGGGCATCTCGCTCACCGACGCGATGGCGGCAAACTTCGACCTGTCCTGCGCGTGGCCCGAAAAGGCGGTCATGGCACGCAAGCAGCGCTCCGTGTTCGACGGCTACGTGTCCTCGAACGGCGAGGTGCCCGAGTTTCTGGAGCGCATTGTCCGCGACACGCAGCTCATCGACAAGTACCAGCGCTCCGTCATCGACGAGCTCGTGTGCGGCTGCATCTTCGCCACGGTGAGCGCGGGCGAGCAGGGCGAGCCCGTCGCCGTGGTCAACTTCTACAGCGCCCGCGACGCGACCGCCCTCTGGGACTTCCGCCGCAACCGCGTCAAGGCCGGACTCGCGGTCGTGAGCTTCCGCCCGACCTCCACGTTCATCGGCGAGGAGCCCGACATCATCAACTACTACAAGCGCGACTCCGTGGTGCGCCTCGTGCGCGGCGAGCACTCTTGGGTAATCGAGGAGCGCCTGCCGAACAAGGCTGGACGACCGCTCATGGAGCCGCTCGCCCACGCGCCCTCCAACCACAGGCCGTTCGGTCGCTCGGTCATCACGAAGAACGTGCGCAAGACCACCAAGAAGTACCTGCGCGAGCAGCTGCGCACCGAGGCGCAGGCCGAGCTTTACTCCAGCGTCCAGCGCTATCTGCTCGACGCGACCGACGAGCAGGCGCAGGCCATCGCCGAGAACAAGCTCAAGGCGCTCATGGGCGGCATGATGATTCTCACGCGCGACCAATCCACGGGCGTGACCCCGCAGCTCGGCCAGTTCGCGATGCCGTCGTTCGAGCCGCACCTGTCCTACATGAAGCAGCTGGCCTCCGAGTTCTCCATGGAGTCCAACGTGCCCATGAGCGAGCTGGGCGTGACCTACGACAACCCGACCTCCGAGGGCGCAATCTACGCCACGAAGGAATCGCTCGTGATGGCCGTGGAGCAAGACCTGAACCTGTCCAACAAGGAGGGCCTGCGCAACATCGCCCTGCTCTGCATGGCCATCGCGGGCAACAAGTCCGTGAGCGACCTCACCGAGGACGAGCGCGGCATCATGGCGCACTTCAAGGATCCCGCCACGCCCTCCGTGGTCTCGCAGGCCGACGCCGCGACCAAGCTGGCGGCGGCGGACGACGGCTTCGCGGGCTCCGACGTCTTCTACGAGATGTTCGGACAGGAACAGTCCAACATCGCCCGCATCAACGCCTACAAGCGCCGCAACATGGGCGCGGGCATCCTGGACGAGGTATTGAGCGATGCGAATCTCTAAGACCGCGTGGGCGAAGTACCAGCAGGCGCACAGGCGCTTGCAGGAGGCGGCGAAGGAAGAGTTCAGGCGCTACTTCGAGTCGCTCCCGTGGGAGACCGACGAGAACCGCGCCCTCCGACTCCTGCTCGCAAAGGCCGCGCAGCTCGTCCAGCGCTACGGCGGCGCGGACGCGTCGCTCTCCGCTGGCATGTACGACGAAATCATGTACAAGCAGGGCGCTCGCGTCCCGCCTGCCGTGGTGTCCGTGCCGTCCGCGCAGTTCGTCGTGCAGGACGTGCGCGACGCCTACCAAAGGGCGCTCACGCACGAGACCGCGCTCCAGCTCACGTCCAGCGCCGTCTCAGGCCACGTCAAGCGCGCGGGCGTGCAGACGATGCGCAACGCGGCGCGGCGTGACGGGGCGCAGTGGGCGTGGGTGTGCGTGGGAGACTCCTGCGCGTTCTGCCGCGCCATCGGCTCGAACGGCTGGCAGTACGCCTCGCGCAAGGTGCTGGACGGCGACCACGCCGAGCACATCCACGACAACTGCGATTGCCAGTTCATGGTGCGCAAGCCCGGGCAGGCGCTGGACGTGGACGGCTACGATCCCGACGCGCTCTTGGGCGAGTACAGAAACGCGCACGGCAACTCCAGGGAGCGCATCAACGAGATGCGGCGAAACGACTACACGCAGGAGTTCGCCGACAAGCGCAACGCGAGACGGCGCGAGCTGAGAGCACAGGCGCACAAAGCCGATGAAGCGGCCACCAAGTAGGTGGCCTTTTTCATGCCCAACGCGCGGGCATAGCGCGGACACAGACGACCACCAAAGGTGGGGAAAGGGGCGAAGATGCCCGAAACCAACGAAACGCCTACTCAGGGCGCAACTGAGGAGACCGCCAACACCTCCGAGCGCACGTTCTCGCAGGCCGACGTCGATTCCATCGTCAAGGAACGGCTCAAGCGCGAGCGCGAGAAGTTCAGCGACTACGACGCGCTGAAGAAGAAGGCGGACGCATTCGACGCGGCAGAAGAGGCCTCCAAGTCGGAGCTTCAGAAGGCCGTGGAGCGGGCGGACGCGCTCCAGCAGAAGCTGGACGCAATCGAGGCCGCGGCACAGCGGCAGGCGCTCGTGGCGAGCGTGGCGAAGGACTCAGGCGTGGACGCCGAGCTCCTCGCGGCCATGAACGGCACGACCGAGGACGAAATCAAGGCGCAGGCCGACCTCCTCAAAGCCAAGTTCGCCGCAGTACCTGGCTACAAGTCCGACCCGCACGACAACGGCGGCGCGCATCGCGAACCGCCTAAGCGCGACATCCCCATTGTTTTCTAAACGAAAGGAGCCACCATGGCTCGCATTGCTTCCCTTGCTGTCCTTCTCTCCTCCACTGGCAACGACTACCTCGCCGAGCAGTACGGCGCGGTCATCGAGAACGTCCAGAAGGAGTGCATCAGCTCCCTGCTGAAGAACACCGCCCTCTCTGGCACCCCGGGCGCTGGCACCTACGAGGCCAAGCGCTTCGAGAACAAGACCTCCAACGCCTACGGCACCGCCCGCTCTGGCGGCGCTGGCCAGAAGGTCACCGCCACGCCCGTCGTCGTCCCCGTTAACGTTGACAAGGAGATTGTGGTCGAGGTCGAGCAGAAGGACGTCACCCTCTACGGCGTGGACTCCCTCATCCAGCGCGAGGCCGCTTCCGCCCAGAAGTCGATGATTCGTGAGCTCGAGCGCGCGTTCTTCGCCGCCGCCAACACCGCTGGCACCGCCTACACCACGCAGGCCACCGCCATCAACGTCATCATCGAGGGCCTCATCCAGCAGGTCGAGACCGTCTCCAACGACTTCGTGGACGGCGTTCCCCGCGACATGATTCACGTCATCTGCAACCCCGCCACCTACGGCGAGCTGCGCTCCTACTTCGACAACGTGACCGACGGCGGCGCCCACGGCGAGGCCATCAACACCTTCCACGGCGTTCAGATTCACAGCTCCGTGTACCTGCCCAGCGGCACCAAGGCCATCGCCATGGCCGAGGGCGCGGTGGCGCAGCCCGTCCTCCCGACCATCGCCCCTGCCGAGCGCATCCCGCTGTCCAACGCCATCGGCTTCGGCATCTTCTACAGCTTCGGCACCACTGCCGTCGCTTCCGACCTCATCTTCAAGTACGCCTAAGAGGTAGCGCATGAAGTTTCGTGACCTCAACACGGGCGCGATTCTCGAACCGTCCAACGAGTTCGTGGCGCAGCAGATGGTGCTGAACCCGAACCTCGTGGCGGTGGACGAGAAGCCCAAGGCGGCTCCGCGCAAGCGCGCGCCCCGAAAGACGAAGGCCACCGAGTAAGGAGGCCGCATCATGGCATTTGCCACATCCAGCGAGTATGCGGCTCGCTTCCCTGACGACACCATCGCCACTTCCGTCCTGTCGCGCATGCTGGACGAGGCATCTGACCTCATCGAGGGCGAGCTTGCTCCGCGTGGGATTGACTACGAGAACCCCTCCGACGATTACGCAGACAAGCTCGCCCGCGTGTGCTGCGGCATGGTTCACCGCGCCTACCTCGCGGGACAGAACTCCTACGCGCCCATCGGTGCCACGCAGTTCTCGCAGACCGCTGGCCCCTACACGATGAGCGCGACGATACCTGGCGGATTCGGCGACGTGTTCATGAACAAGTCCGACCGCATCAAGCTCGGCATCGCGCAGGGCACCTACGTCTACGCCGAGCCCTATGGGGGCGGCGATGTTTAGCACCGAGACCATCTACGTGTCCCTGCTCACGCTGGGCGAGGAAGACCGCCTCGGCAACCAGACGCACTCCTACGCGGAGCCCGTCGCGCTCGACGGCGTGCTCGTGGCCACGGGCAAGTGCGATGCGCTGGACGCGTCCAGACCTGACGGCGTGGACGTGGCGCTCACCCTGCACTTCCCGCGCGGCTACGCGCAAGACCTGCGCGGCGCGAAAGTCACCGTGCGCGGCGACACCTACCGCATCGTTGGTGACCCGCAGCGCCTGACCGAGGCGAACGTGCCGGGCGCGTGGACGATGCCCGTGGAAGTGGAGCGCGTCGATGGGTAAGCAGGTAGCTGGCCTCGAAGGGCTCGATATCGATTGGGCGAAGGTGGTGCGCCTGCCTGAAGTCGGCGCGTCGATTGAGGTCGTGCGCTCCATCGTTGAGGCGCGCGCCAACAACTCGTCGCCGAGCTGGGTCTACTACGGCGGCAACACCGAACCAGGCAAGAAGAAGCCGCGAGCGCCAAAGGGCATCGTCTCCACGCTGGGCGAGAAGTCCTTCCGCTACGAACTGCGCCACAACACCCTGCTCTCGTCGCTCTAAGGAGGCCGCATGAGCGTATCCGTGACCCAAGCCATCGTCGAATGGCTGGAATCCAGCGGCATCGACGCGCACGCGAACGTGCCCGCCTCGCGGCCTGACAGGTTCGCCACGGTGCAGCGCACGGGCGGCGGCGCGTCCAACACGCTCGACGCACCCGCGGTGGCCGTCCAGTTCTGGGCGCAGAGCGACGCGGACGCGGAGGACGACGCCAACGCCCTGCGAGACCACGTGGTGCTCAACCGCCGTCTCGTGGGCTGCTCTGGCATCGACTCGGCGAGCGTCAACGCTGGGCCATACCCGTATCCCGACCCCGACAGCAAGCAACCACGCTGGCAGCTCGTGCTGGACGTGGTTTGCCGCATCTAATCCGAAAGGAGCCTTAATGGCTGACAACAACAGCGCCCTCGTGGGCGTGGGCGCGGCTGGCAAGATTTACGTCGCGCCCTACGGCACCTCCGCCCCCACGGACGCATCGACCGCCCTTCCCACGACGTGGCAGAATTTCGGCTACGTCTCCGAGGAGGGCATCGTCATTTCCGAGAATGCCGAGTCCACCGAGCTCGTCTCGTGGGGCGGCGTGCCCGTCAAGACCACCAAGACCAAGTATAGCGAGAAGATTGCCTTCACGCCCATCGAGGTCAACGAGGTCGTGCTCAAGCAGACCTATGGCGACGACAACGTCACCGTGACCGCGGGCAGCGGCACCACGCCCACCAAGATCATGGCGAGCCACACGTCCGACGACCTCCCCGCGGTGGCCATCTGCGTGGACGTGGTGCACTCCGACACCGTGAAGGGCCGCTACTACGCGTCCAACGCGCAGCTCGTGGAGCGTGGTGACCTCACGCTCGCTGGCACCGACGCCGCTGGACGCGAGCTGGGCTTCCAGTGCAACCCCGGCACCGACGGCAAGACCACGATGATTGAGTTCGAGGACATCCTCGAAGGCTAAGGACACACATGGCCGAAAACATTCAGGCCGCGAACGAAGCGGGGGGCGTTGAGCCTCCCGCTCTTTTCGTAGGCATAGACGTTGACATTGACCCGTCCATCGTCACCGACGTGCGCTTCTCCGTCGCGTTCGGCGAGCTGGCAAAGGCGCACAAAGCCGAGGACGTGGCCGCGGTCGCTAAGTGGCAGAACAAGATTTTCGAGGTCGCGTTCGGCAGCATGGACGCGGCGATGGACGCCATGGACGCGTTCGCCGCGGCAAACGGCGGCAAGGCGTCCGTGACGCAGTTCTCCGCGTGGTTCTTCGAGGCCATCGGCGGCGGCTCAAAAAACTAGCCACGCTGCTCGCGCTCATGGCCGCGCATCCTGACGAGCTGCGAGCCGACCTGCAAGAGGTCTACGGCGTAGACATTGACCGCGCCCTCTACCTCGGCGAGCACTCGGTGGCGCACGTGGCCGCGCTCGCCGTCCAGCTCCCGTCCACCGCCCGCGTGTGCGTCGCTGAGAACCCCGACGCGGCGTGGGGCATGACGGACGTGCTGCTGGCGCACCTCATCAACCTCACCACGGCAATCAACCACAAGAAGGGCACCGAGCCGACGCGCATCGGCCCCAAGTGGATGCGCGAGGCGGGGCGCAGGGTGAAGGCCATGGTCATGAGCATCCCCGACCTCGAAGCGAAGCTGGCCGAGTTCGAGCGACGGGCGGCGATGCGCAGGGCAGCAAAGGAAGGAGGTGGTGCCGATGGCAACTGAAGTCGGAACCGCCTATATCACCATCTATCCGCAAGTGAGCGACACGGGCACGCGCGAGACCGAGGGCAAGCTCAACAGCCTCGGCACGAGCGCGAAGGGCCTGTTCAAGACCATCGCCGGTGCCGCGATCACCAAATCCATCTACGACCTCGGCAAGGCATGCGTGGACGCCTACGGCGAGTGGGAGCAGCTGTCGGGCGGCATGCAGAAGATTTTCGACGAGGTGGACTACTCCACCATCGCGGCTGACGCGCAGAGCGCCTACAAGACCATGGGCATGAGCGCGAACGAGTACATGGACGCCATGGCCAACGTCGGCGCGAACTTCGCGTCCACCATGGGCGACCAGCGCGGCTACGACACGGCGAAGAAGGGCATGCAGGCCATCGCCGACTTCGCGAGCGGCACGGGCAAGAGCGTGGACGAGCTCAACCAGAAGTACCAGCTCATCACGAAGTCCACGTCCAGCTACCAGAGCATCGCAGACCAGTTCGCGGGCGTGCTCCCCGCCACCTCAAAGGCGTTTTTGGAGCAGGCGCAGAACGCGGGCTACCTGTCGGACGAATACGAGAGCCTGACCGAGGTTCCCATCGACGAGTACCAGGAGGCGCTCACGTCCATGCTCGAGGACGGCGTGGACGGCCTCGGCCTGCTCGGCAACACGGCGGCGGAGGCGGAGGGCACCCTCACGGGCAGCTTCAACGCCATGAAGTCGGCGTGGGAGAATCTGCAAGTGGCCATCGCGGGCGGCGGCGACCAGACCATCGAGGACGCCATACGCACGATGGTGCAGACCGCTGGCACGGCGCTCCAGAACCTGCTGCCCATCGTGGGCAACGTGGCGCGCACGCTCGTGACCACCATCCCGCAGATGCTGGTGGACGCCATCCCCGTCATGGCGCAGGCCGCGTCCGACTTCATGGCATCCATCGGCGACGCGCTCCCCGAGGTGCTCCCGCAGATTGCGGAGGGCCTCGTGAGCTTCGTCGAGAGCCTCGTGAACAACATCGTCGACGCCGCCCCGCTGATTCTGGACGCCGCCGAGCAGATGTTCGAAGGTCTCGTGAACGCCATTCCCGTCGTGCTGCCGCTCGTCGTGAACAGGCTGGTCGAGCTGCTCAAGTCGGTCATCGCCAAGATTCCGAGCTTCGTGGGAAGGCTGCTTGACGCCGCGGTGAAGCTGTTCCTCGGTTTCGTCGGTGCCATCGGCAAGGTGCTCCCGCAGGTTCTCAGCGCGCTCGGTGACCTCATCGGCACGGCCATCGCGCACATCCCGTCGTTCCTCGGCGAAGTCATCGGCGCGGCGTTCGACCTGTTCTGCGGCCTCGCGCGCGGCGCTGCGGACACGGTGGGCAACCTGCTGGGAGCCGTGGGCGACCTGCTCAGCAAGGCCGTGCAGAAGGTCGCGAGCTTCGATTTGTTCCAAGCTGGCTGGGACCTGATTCAGGGCCTCATCAACGGCATGGAGGCGCGCGGCACGGCTGCGGTCACCGCCGCTGGCACCGTCGCGGCGCAGGTCGCTGCCGCGGCAAAGGCAGCGCTGGACGAACATTCGCCGTCCCGCGTCTTCAGGGAAATCGGCGTGTACGCCATGCAGGGCTTCGAGATAGGCATCAACAAGGGCGCACCAGCGGCCATCGACGAGGTGAAGTACACGTTCGCGGATATCGCCGGACTCAACCCCGTCCAGCTCTACGGCACGGTGGACGGCGACCTCATGAACCGTGGCACGACCACGAACCTGTACATCGACCGCGCTCAGGTCAACGCGGACGCGGAAATCCAGCGCTGCACGTATGACCTGCTCGTGGCACTGAAGCGGAAGGGGCAGATGTAATGGCATCCACGCTAAACAGCAAGCTCGGCGTGCCGTCCAACGTCTCCGGCTATTCCGACTTCGGCAAGGGCGTGCGGGCGAACAAGTTCTACACCAACTCCAACGGCGTGCTCACGAGCCTCGTGCTGGGCTTGAAGCAGCTGAAGGGCAACAAGGCCTACTACCAAGTCCAATGGCGCTGGCACTACCGCTACACGGGCGCTCAGGCGCTGTCACATGGCGCAGACTGGACGGACTTCAACGACTGGCGCACGCCCGTGGCCATCGCGGCCACAACGTCTCACGCCACGGCAATCGCCGCGGGCAGCACGACCGCCGTCAATGACTGGGAGCGCCCCAACTACGCGCCCAACCAGAAGGGCGACTACCTGCGCATCTCCACGGCGGGCGTGACCCTCGCGTCCAGCTACGACGCGGCGAGCTACCAAGTCCGTGCCCGCGCGTATGACCCCGCATCGAACAAGCACGGCCCGTGGGCGTACAGCGAGTCCATCAAGGTGTTCCGCGCCGCCGAGGTCGCGGACGTGACCCTGCGCACGGACGAGGACGGCGCACTCGTCATCGACTACAACTACAAGTGGGACAGGGGCAGGGCGCTCATCGTCACGATCGTGAAGGATTCGACGGGACGCAACCTGCTGCGCGACACCTTCAAGCGCACGCCGCAGCAGCGCCCCATCCTCTACGACCTCAACGACCCCGAACCGCCTCCCGCGTCCCCGTACACGTCGGGCTATCACTGGGGCGAGAACAGGATTCCCGTCTCTGCGCTCAAACGCAAGATTGAGCCGAACGAGGTCATCAGGCTCAACGCATACCTAGCGACCTACGACGGCGCACGGACGTACCTGCCCAAGCCTCTGACGGTCAACAGCTACGACGCGGAGCTGTCCGCGCCGCGCATCGCCGTGGCCAAGGACAACGCACGCGGCGTGCTCCAAGTGTTCGCCTACAAGACGGACGCGGACGATGACCTCGACTCCGTGGGCTGCTGCGTGACGTGGAGCTACAACGGCAAGGACTACACGGCGCTGCCCGAAACGTCGCGCGTGGACACGACCATCAACAGCACGACCACGCCTGTCGGTCGCTTCTGGTTCGTGGGCGTGCCTGTCGGCGTGACGCTGGCAATCACCGTGGCGTTCCGCAATTCGTTCGCCTACCTCAAGCGCACGTATGCGAAGACCACGCTGGGAGCGACCAGCACGGCGTACCTCAACCCCGCGAGCGGGGCGCAGACCAACACGGCGGCGGCGTTCGCTAACATGTCACTGACGGTAAGCTCCACGCCACCTGTGACCATCGAGCTTCCGTTCGGTCGAACCGCTCCGTTCGCCGCCTACGGCAAGGGCGAGACCACGACCGTGACCTTCACCGCGACCATCGCGGAGACGGCGCGAAGCGGGCAGAGCGACCGAAGCACGTGGCAGTACTGGAACGCCATACGCACGAACCCTGGTCTCTACGTCCTGCGCCTGCCTGACGGCCAGATGTACCAGCTTGCCGTCCAGTCAATCGAATCCACGCAGGAGCGCGACGGCCTGCGCACCGTGACGCTCGTGGGCACGGAGGTCAGCTGATGGACTGGACGAAATCTGGCCGCACCGACTGGTTCGAGTTCAGGCGCATCGACGCGGGCGCGGGCGTGGATGGCACGGAGCAGGCGCTCACGGGCATCACGGGCGGCAGCTTGACGTGGAATTGGTTCTCAGATACCGAGGTGTCAGGCAGCTTGACGGCATCCAACACGCCGATGCTGCAAAACGCCATCGTCCGCGTCTACCTGTGCTCACGCCTCGGCGATGACACCGAGCGCATCGAGCTTGCCACGTGCTTCGCGCACACGTCACGCGGCCACTACGAGCATGGCGTGTACTCAGGCGAAATCGAGCTCGTGGGCACGCTCACGCGCTACACCGAGGACAAGATGTGGAAGGACTGGTCAATCCCCAAGGGCGGCTCCGCGCTGACGTATCTGGGCTACCTCATGCGCTATCTGGGCGGCGTTTACGTGGTCAAGGGCGTGAAGGACAAGAAGTTCTCCACGAACAAGATTGTCGAGTTCGGCAAGAGTCCGTACACGGCCATCAATGTCATAGCGTCCGTCTGCGGCGCTCAGGTCAACGCGGACAGCCACGGGCGGCTCGTGTTCGAGCCTTACGTGTCGGCGGCGAACAAGCCCGTCAAGGGCGAGATTCCCAGCGGCGTGAAGTCCCTGACGCTGGACGGCATCGATATCGAGAGCACGCAGAACGGCACGCCGAACCGCGCCGCGGTCATGTACAAGTACAAGGAGACGTACACCAGCGGCGGCAAGCAGAAGACGCGTGAGCGCGTCATTTACGGCCTCGCCGCCACGGCGAAGTCCAGCGTGACCAGCGCACAGCGGGCGGGCAGGTTCATCACGCGCACTTACACGCCCAAGGAGATGAAGCCGCAGACGCAGGCACGCGCCAACCAGCTCGCCGCGACCTACCTGAAGCGGGCGGGCGGCTTCACGACCTCCTACACGTTCAACATGCTCTACTACCCGCTGCATATCGGCGAGGTGTGGGGCTTCAAGCACGGCTCCATCCGCTGCGACGGCATCATCACGCAGATAGACATGCAGCTGGTACCAGGAGCGCCCATGACCGTGACCATGCGAAGAGTTAGGAGCAGGTGATGGGATATCTTGACCGACTCTTCGCGCCGACCGAGCGCGGCACCGACGATAGCGTTGCCGACGAGACGAGCGTGGTGTGGGGCACGGCGCTGGCAGACTCCGCGGATGGCTACGTGCTCGTGCAGATTGGCCAGCCCATCGAGGACAGCGACGCGCTGGACGAGGGCGGGCTGGACGCGACCATCGAGGTGGACGTCGGCTCATACGGCGAGGAATCGACCGTGGGCAGCATCGGCGATGACTACGACGCGGAGGTCGCGGGCAGCGCTGACGCGGGCATCGAGGACACGGGAACGTGGGTCTACTACTACGGCTCAGAGGCCAACACGAGCGGGGAGGTAATCGACGCATGAGCATTGACTACGATTCGCTGACCGAGGCCGAGGTAATCGGCTGGGACAGCACGGACGCGCCCGAAGACCCCGTGGAGGACGCGGGCGAGCCGATAGCTGACGGCGTGGGCGTGGCGCTCGACCCCATCCAGCCAAGCCCCGACGATGAGATTCCAGCCGACCCGACAGAGTACGAGGCGGGTGAGCTGCCCAGTGATTAACAACAACCAGCTCACCGTGCCGTGCGTGGGCAGCGTCAAGTCCGGCGATTCCGTCATGATTATCACCCGCAACGGCGAGCCCGTGGCGGTCGCTCCCATCGGCTGGGGCGATGCGATAGAGGCAGATATCAGCGACGCGGCGCAGGTCGCGGCAGAGGCGCAGGCCGTGGCAGAGGCGACGGGCCAGCACTTTTTCACGGACACGGACGGCGTACACGTGACAGAGGCCGAGGGAGACGCGACCACGGGCCATAACATCCTAATTAACGCGCTGGGCATCCTGCTAAGGCACGCGGCAAACTACCTCGTGAGCATCACGTCCAGCGCAATCGCGTTTTACGACGGCTTGGGCACGGCGGCATCGAACATCGTGGCGCAGTTCGGCGCGACGGGTGCACAGATAGGCAAGGCCAGCGCAGGAAACTACGTGATGATTGATAGCGACTCCTTCGACCTCTACCACGGCACGACCGAGATGGTGCACTTCGGCTATGGCGAGGGCAACGCGAGCGGCGGCAGAGCGAACGCACCGTATTACACCATCGGCAGGCGGTATAGCGACTCTGCCGTGGGCAACTATTCCGTCGCCGAGGGCTTCGCCACCACAGCGAGCGGTTCCGCAAGCCATGCTGAGGGAGACCGCACCACGGCGAGTGGACATTACAGCCACGCAGCGGGCTATGGTACCATCGCCGCGTCAGAGGCACAAACCGCGCTAGGCAAGCACAACGTCATAGACGCGAACGACACGTACGCGGTCATCATCGGCAACGGCACGGGCACCGCACCCTCCAACGCGCTCACCGTGGACTGGGACGGCAACGTCGAGGCGGCTGGTGGCCTAACCGCAACGAGCCTGTCTGGTGATGGTTCGAGCATCACGAGCCTGAACGGTTCAAACGTGTCGAGCGGCACGATAGCCGCCGCACGTGTAGGCAACCTTCCCGCAAGCAAGATAACGAGCGGAACGTTTGGCGCAAGCCGACTGCCGCTCGCGACCCTCGACAGTCAAGGGGCAATGAGCGCAGAAATGTACCGACGGGTCTACCACATTGATGTTGGTTCTGGAACGACGCCAGTTCTAACCGTAAGGACGCCAAACGATAACGGTGCTCAGTGGCAGATGGGCATAAACCCAACTTCGGGAGCCGTCA